TCGCTTTGAGTAGTGCTACGAGCACCTTGCTTCTCAATATAGGGGGTAACAGCTGAAAGCCAAGTTTGATGATATCTAACTTATACCACATAGTTCAATGTATTTCTTAGGTTCACAGTAACAAAACTTCCACCAACAGCGGTGTAATTATTACCGCTGATTTCTTTATATATAGTCCCATCCGTGCTGTACTTACAGATATGCAGTTCCACATCCAGCACACCTTCCACATTCTGTATAGCATCAACCAATTTCGTCTTGTTGAAAGTGCCTCCATAGATAATCTTTCTGACATAGGCGTTCACAGCATCTTCTACAGCATAACTGCCGTCTGCTATTCTTACACCTGTTCTGTCAATCACCAATGGGTCGACGTGTATAGTTGCATTGATACTTATTCTATCTGCAGGCAACGAGCGAACAGAGAGCACAACACCAGCTATTTTAACACGATTCAAATACTGTTTGAATGCTGTTAAAACATCTTCCGAAAGAATAGCCGGCTGTCCTCCTGCTTCAGCAGAAGCAAGAATCTCTACGGAAGTTCCTCTATCGCGTACAGCAACATACTTGACGACTCGCTTCTTCTCAGATACCTGTTCATAGCCATATTGCTGTGTCGCCTCATTAAAGATTAAAGCATCACCATACTGGAACTCTTTTGCAATCTTATAGTACCAAGGTACACTTGCAACAACAGCACGACTGATCTTATCGTCTACGTCTGCCTTGAACTGGTCGAACAGAACCTCCAGAACATGGCTACAGGCAGCCACGATGTAAAACAGAATATTCTCGATACTAACCACAGAGAAACTATCATCAAAGGTATCGTTCTCCGATAGTCCGTATCGTTCTCTTACTGTACCATCCGCCATAAAGGCATTTGTCATTGTTTGTTTTATCTCTGCTATACTACGAGCCATATTTTGTTTACTTTAATTGAACTGTGGCGAGAACTCACCACTGAATACCCTTAACTTGACATCCGTCATACCTCTCTCTGTTGCTGGAGATACATCATTAGCCTTGCAATACTGTTGTATTAATCGGTTGTAACTTACGTCAGGAAGTTGCAATCTGCTTCCAGCCTCTAACGTATCAGTCATACCAATAGCATTAGCAGCAGCCAAAACAGGCAATGCTTCCAGCGAGCCATACTCCTGTATAGCTATGTCAGCCAAGGTCTGACCATCTTTCACTTCAACTTCCATCTTATTACGAAATAAAGAGCTAACATCATAAGAACACCGAATGTAACAAAACCAGTTTCCATTGCTCGCTTTTGAATCCAGCTCAATTCTTTTTCCTTGTAAACTATCTTTGGCTTCTCCTTATATTGCTTATGATCCTTATCGTGTATCGTTATTCGGATTGTGTCATGCACTGTTGTAAGACCTTCTACCTTAGCTCCTGGCAGACTTTCTAATATGTGTGTGAGGATACCGTTATGTATTCTTGACGTTGAGCGATACAAGGCATTCTGCAAAACTGAAACTGAGTCTTTCGTTGCACGCTCCTGATGATACTCAGGTAATGCAAGTGACACTGGCGTCAAACGTTCCGTAACCCTTATAGTATCGTGACTGACAATGTGCAGCGTGTCGGTGCTAACACTCTCTACAGGCACATAGACTTTATGCGAGCATGCAGAGAAAAGGAAAGCAGTAAGGATAACTGCTAATAATGCTTTAAATGTTTTCATATTGTAGTTGTTAGATGTTTGCGTATTCAGTCTTTGCATCGAAACAAGGGCAAGCCTTGATATACTCGTTTGAGGTGATTCTGCCATCGTGGTTCAAGTCTGGCGAGAAGTCACGATGTCCTTGAATTACAGCTACAGGATATTTCTTGTGCAGCATACTAAGTAGTGTGCGAAGACTTGCTTTCTGTGCATCTGTGCGGTTGTCTGCAGGCTTGCCCATTCTGTCTATACCACCAATATATGCTACATTGATAGAAACGGAATTAAACCCCTTCACACCATTGCTCACCTTGTCTTCATCAAGTAGCTGGGTAATCTTGCCGTCTGGACTAACCACATAGTGATAGCCTGGATTTGTCCATCCTTTCCGAAGGAACTCTTGTCGTAGGCTCTCAATAGTCTGTGACTGATGACTTGCAGTGCAGTGTATTGCAATATATTTAATCGTTCTCATTCTTCCTCCTTTCCGTTCTTGGAGTTGACAACTCGGTCGATGTAATTTCTCACATCTCCCCATTTACTCTGAATGTAGATACCCACACCGAAGATTGAGCCGGCATAGACCAAAGTCTGCGACACATACCACAGCACGCTGTCTTTAACATCGCCCCCATTAAAGAAGAAACTCAGAAAAGCCATTGCCACACCACTTGCAAGCAGAAATATGGCTGAGCCGTATTGTATCCATTCCTTCGTGTTTCTTTGCATATTGCTTAAGTTTAATATTGTGCATCTATTTCGATGCTTTTGGTTGTTATTTTTATATTAGTCACAGTTTGTCTGTCCATCTCCAGCTGCTCTCTGATGAGCGTTCTCCAATAGATAGGATCATTGTCAAGCAGCATATCACTGATACCACAGCCAGTCATCGGTCGTTCTTTCAACTCTCCCTTATGTAAGTGAAGAATCAAAGCCTGATTCTGATGCAGCGTGTCACCGATAACCAGACCAGAGATAATCTTTCCGTCTGGTCCTCGATGCGGTTGTATAACCGCTTCATAGTCTATCAATGTAATACCTTTCATATCAATGTTTGATAGTTACGTCTTCATAATCAGTTTTCTTAAACTCCTGCGCTTTAGTCAGAGGTGGACCTGTTGGACCATGAGTACCCTGGTGTGTATGGCTATTGACAGCTTTAACCAGTTCATTAAGTTTCTTGGTTAAATCCTCAATATTAACCAGTCCTCCAAGCTTACCTCCATTTATCGTTATAGATTCAACATGATCCACAGCTAAGACGACAAGGCTTGAGTAGTCTCCTGACAGACTCCCAATGATGACTGCAGTACCAACTTTTGGAACTATCAGCATCTCACCATTATCATCTGTTTCAGATGCACGAAGGCGAACGTCTGGTACGAGAAGGCTTCCAATTTCCACGTCACAAGTACTACCGCTTACGCTCTTAACGATACCTTGTAGTACAGTCATCTCCTGTTGTGGTGCTACACCTCGCAACCTTTCTCTTAATTCCTTATATTGATCCATATCCTTAGCTTAATCTGAATCCAAGTTCTATTTTTCGTTTACCACCGTCTCTGCTGAAAGTTGTTGTTACTGCCCTTACAAAGTAGCAGCCATCCTTACGTGGATAATCCGCATCATAAAGCCACGCCATATCGCCAGGAACACATTCAGGTATGAGCCAAGTTGTGATACTTCCGTCATAGCCGTCGAAACTACGACGTTTAACTTCAAGTTCGCCACGAAGTTTCATACTTGCAGCATCAGAAGTAGGACATTTTATTTCTACCTTCTCACCACCAGTAGCTCCGACCTCTACCTCTTTTACTGTTCCGTCAGGAAGAAGAGCTTTAACCACTACACGAACCTTGCGATCAGCTGCTTGTCGATAGGTCAGATTAACCGCCTCCACATTCAGCGCAAAGTTATAAAAGCGGTTCACCCCGACAACCTCACCTGGGGGATGCACGTGTAAGACACCATTAGAAAGGTATATATCTGCACCACACTCTTCTTGTATCTTCTTGAGCACATCATATCCAGTAGCATTGTGAATGACAAACTTAGCATAGGTCCAGCTGTAAGAGCATTGAATAGAGTAGTTCTTCCCAATTCCCTGCACCACCTTCTTAAGAAGATCAGCAAGTGAAACTTTCTTCAGTACTTCGTTTTTGAGTTCCTTACGAAAGGTGTACAGATCATCCTCACAAGTCAGCTTAATATTGCCACCATCTGTACTGATTTGTTGCAGCCAGCCAGTGAACTCCTCCTTTAAGCCTTCTTCCTTATATCCAAAGCGAATAATAACCTTATCACCTCTGTGAAGTTTGTCTTCAACATCCAAGGCTACATTATACTGCGCACCTGGTAATGTTATAGTTGCCGTATCAGCAAGTAGTTCAACACTTCGATGCACCTCAACACTGTCAAGCATTCCAATGTGCCAGCCTTCTATCTCTATGTCGTAAGCCATTGTGTACATATGCCTATCGTTTTAAGTCCTGCTGATTTAAAAGAAGTTTATATATGTCATCACTATATGCCTTTAGCAAATAGTTCTGATTAGAAGAGCCACTTGTGAAAGGAATCTCCCAGCTTTCAATGACAAGATGTGATATACCGAATATCTCCAGCAAAGGGTTCAGGGCTATTACTCGTCCAGCTTCACAAAACGAACGTAAACAGCTTACGTCTTTCTCAGGATATTTACCATCTTCACCTATAAGGATACCTTCAATACTAATAGTATAGTCATCCTGTGACCATCGCTCCTTGATGCTTCCTTTTACAGCACCTTTGTTAACGTGTCGCCGCACAATGATATTCTGACCTTGCAGACTAATCATTGGCTCAATCGGCAACAACCACTCCTTCGCACCACTTTCTTCAAGACGTAGACGAAGGGGAAGTTGCATAGGTATACCAAGTGCATTAGTGCGAACAGTATCTTCCAACTCCTCATCACTCATTGACTTGATTTCATTATATTCCTCTTCGTCCACCTCTCTAAGCTTATTCACATTGAACAGCCAATAAGGTGGAATCTTGTTGCCTGTGACTCTCAGAGCAACGTTTTCGAGTGCAAATCTTGCTACCTTGTTCATCTGTCTGTACTTGCTGCTATAGCTAACGCTCGGTTCATACTTTGCAGAATAGTTCGCTCAAGTTCCGCAGTGTCAGTCTTATCGTTCATATAAACATTGATATTATCGAAGAATTTTCCGATGTGCATAGTGATGGAAGTGTTGCGAGTGCCACCAGTAGCAAGTTCCTCGGCTGACTTGCGACCACCTTTCTTACCACCCTTTTTACCTTTCTTTCCCTTCTTGCCTTTGCTTTCACCTTCTCCAAAAACGACAGCACCAGTGCTACCACTTAATCCAGGGGTACTTATCTTATTCTCTTTCTTAGCAGAAGATGTCTTTTTGTCCTTCTGCTGCTCTTGTCGAAGATGTGTCTGAAAATTCCCTCCAACACCACTCACAAGCCGTTTGGTTCCATTGATAGCCTTGGCAGTACTTTCAACTCCTGACAACTTCTTAAAGCCTTCCATCGCAGAGGCTGCTGCTCCTTGAAAGTCTCCAGAGAATAGTTTCTTTAAGGCCTCACCAAGTTTGCCAAGTCCAGCAAGCATCTCATTGAAGCGATTGATGATATAGTCCTTGATGATATTACCGAAACCCTTTAATGTGTCCCACATTGTCAGGATAAAAGCACGGAATCCAGCAAACTTATTCCAACAATAGACAACTGCTGCGACTAAGGCTGCGATACCTATGATAATAAGTCCGATAGGATTTGCATCCATCGCAGCATTGAGTAACCATTGAACGCCGGTCCATATCTTCGTTACAGTTGTCACAACACCGATAACAGCTGCATAAGCAGACATCGCTATTGCCTGTGCATTAAAGACTATTGCAGCAACACCAATGACAGACGACAGAGCTAATATCTCCATCTTAAACCGTGATACAAATCCTATAACACCCTCTATCACATTGATAACTTTTGCTATTGCGTCAGCAATAACAGGAACTATACTTATAAAGAGATCAAGAGCTTGAGATACGTAAGGTTGAATCTTATTATAAATATCAACGGCTAATTGAATAAACGTGTCTTGTAGCGTAGCAAATTTACCTGCGACTGTCTGAGACTGCTTATCCATCATACTGAAAAACTTTCCACCTTCTCCAGAAGCGTGTTGAATTGCCTGCACAACATTTTCAAAGGTGATTTGCCCCTTCGACATTCTATCCTGCAACTTCGCATAAGATTCACCTGTCATCTTAGCAAGTTCTTGCAATGGATTAAAACCAGCATTGATAAACTGCAGGTTATCCTGTCCAGCTAACTTACCAGCTGCTGATACTTGACCAAGCACTAATGATAAGCTTTGCAAAGCTTGCTTATTTCCTCCAGAGATATCTCCTAACTGTTTTAGAAGTGGTAGAACTTTTCCTGTCTCCACTCCGAAGTTAAGCATAGTCTTCGCATTCTCAGTCAAGTCTAACTTACCAAAAGGTGATTCAGCTGCAAACTTGGCAATTTCAGAAAGCATTCCTTTAGCTTTTGTCTCACTTCCTACTAAGGTTGTAAAGGCAACGGCTGTTTGTTCTGCTTCAGCACCTATCTTAGTAATAGCACCAACAGCACCAGCTGCAAGAGCATAGGGATTGGTAAGGAGTTCCATACCAGGAATGGACATCAGCGAACTCTTGAGTGTCGAAAAAGAAAAAGCCTCACGCAGGCGTGCACCTGTAGTACGTGCCTTACGTGATATATCGTCCAGCTGGGTGGATGTCTGACGAGCAACCGTCAGAACATTACCACCATCTGCTTGTAGTTTGATTAAAAACTTAAGTACGCTGTCCATTAGAGTCTTTTTCTATTTTTCTAATCTCTTTGAGTGCGCTGAGTGTTGATGCCCATTTCTCGTCTGGCAGGAGTTCAGGGTCAATGCTTAGATAGTAGCGCAGCATAGTATCTATGAAGATAATATCCTGGGCGTTGTCAAAGTCATCAACCCCAGCCTCCTCTAAAGTTTTTTTATCTCAGCCTCCTTTACCTTCAAGACCTCATCCATCTTGGCAACTACTGCCATGAAGAGTTCATCATCGGTTTTGATTTCCTCATCACCAGCAACCCAGAGCTGCTTCAGCATAACCTCACTCATCTTGATAGGGTCTTTGATTACGCTGGCATAGCTCAGGTCTTGACGTGTAGGCTTATGCAACACACAAGACTTTCCCTCTACGCTGATTTCAAACAAATCACCGTGCGTGGCTTTCCACTTATTGATATCTTCTTTTGAATAATTCATATTTTCGATATTTGATTGTTAATAACTCTTCTGGTCAATGTAGATGAATGGCAGAGACTTTTCTTGGAACTTGTCACCTTGCTTCCATTCTGTCTGATCTTCCGTCAACTCCACACCTTTGAGAATGTCTGTTGTGATAGGATCACCGTTTTCAGGATTTCCGTAAGCCACAACGATATCAAAGCTCATATTGAGGAGATTGCCTAAAGCAGCACTCTTCAAAGCTTGGTACTCACTCTGCAGTAATGTCAGTTCACCACTGTAATCTATATTGCCATGCTGAATACCGTGAGGCTTGTTGCCCTTAGCATACAGCAGTTCCTTCTCTTGCTTCGAGCCATATTTCACGCCTCGAATTCCAGTTACAGGTCTACCTGCAACAACTACGGTCACATCTGACCAGCCGTATTCTTTAGTATTTACCATGTCTATACTGTTGTTACTTGGAAACCAAGGTTGACATCAACATAGCGTGCATAACCGAATGGACGAACCTTTAATGTCATTTCAACCTTTGAAGTCGCAACCACATTCTGTTTTGGATCTATGTAACAAGAACAACCTTCGCCGTTATTACCGGCACTCAACTCTCCAGCAGCGGTCATAGAACGATTAATAGCGTTCTCTACTGTCTGCTGCCAGCTTGTAATAACCCCTGTCTGCATTGTGCCGTCAGAATTGATTTCCAACTCATCCAGCATCATATCCAACAAGGTGTTATAGGCAATACGATAAGCCTTATCAATGACACGACGGTTTGACAAATGCGCATAGTCATCAGTCTCAACACACGCCAATCGGTCGTCAGCAAAGAAGTAACCACTGCGCCCAACATACTTTCGTGCCGTGATATAACCCTTATCATGGATAGAAGAGATAACTTCACTATCCTCTTCTACCTTCTTTTTGCCTACATAGAGCAGAGTTGTTTTCAATGCTCCATTCTTGACACGACCAATATTACGCTGTACAGGAAGGCTTGCTAAGCGACCTGCTAAAGTTCCAACACATGCACCCTGTGAGTCAACTTCCGTATCACCCAACAAAACACCGACACGATTGTACGTTTCGTTGCTAAGGTCTTTCAGCGTTGTACCTGTATAACCACGTCCTTCCAAGATGAAAAATAATGGAGCATACAGGTCAGTTGTTGACCATTCAGCCATCTGTTGTGCCTTTGCTAATGCGGTGAACACGTCTGCATCCAAGCCATCTGTAGCAGATACTTTTGTTGCATTGTCACGTGCTACGAAGACACCACGCAATACACCATTCT